TAGAAACCAAAGTCGCAGCCCTTGAGGCTGGTTAGCAACCCGCCCCGTGGCAACGCGGGGCGTCCAAGTTACAATGACCCTATTGATTTTCTTCCATGGCAAACACCTACACCTGGAAGGTTGCTCAATGCGACCGCACCTTGGCTGATGGCGTAATTTCTGCGCTCCATTACACCGTTACAGCCGTAACAGATGATGGGGTGTATTCCGCTGGTGCATATGGCTCCATTGGTCTTGAAGCACCTGACGCTAAGACAATGATTGCTTACGACAGCGTGACTGAAGCGAACTGCATCGCTTGGTTACAAGCTGCCCTTGGTGGTGATGAAAAGGTCACTGAAATCCAAACTGCATTGGACAATCAGTTGACCGAAAAGCGCACTCCAACTACAGGCGCTGGAGTTCCTTGGGGCTAAAAGCGATGTGCATTGCTCTGTTCGCTAAAATAAAAAAAGCTAGTATGGGCTGAGCGAGAATCTCTAATGTCTGTTGCTCCTGGCACTTATAATTTCACGATTGAGAGGCGAGCAGATTATTCGCTCGTCTTGCAACTAAAGGGCGGAAACGACGCAGCCATTGACCTAACAGGCTCAACGGTTGAGGCACAAGCTTGGAACAAGCAACGAAGCAAGAAATACGCTGATTTTGCAGTTGCCTATCCCAACCGTTCAAATGGTGAAGTGACGGTGTCGTTGACTGACGTTCAGACCACTGCGTTGCCTGACCTTGTCTATTATGACGTTTTAGTTACAAGTGCTGGTGGTCTTAAGGACTACTACTTGCAAGGTCAAATTACCGTTTCAGAAGGGTACACGGCATGACATCTGTAAACGTCACCGCGCCAATCACCAAGGTTACGGTAAACGGATCAACGTCTGTGGTAACAGCCACAACCGCTGGACCTCAAGGCCCGCCAGGGCCAGCAGGATCTGAATTTATTTTAGATCAAGCCGCTAAAGTGGACAAAAGCATCGTTTATTACGACTCGGCTTCCGGGGAGTTTAAAGCTGATGCCACTTGGACAATTGAAACCGTAGTCCTAGGGGGCAATTTTTAAGCCATGGCCAACACTATCAGAATTAAGAAACGTGCTAGTGGTGGGGCATCTGGTGCGCCAAGCAGCTTGGCTCCTAGTGAGCTGGCGTACTCCGAAGTTGACAATATCCTGAGTTATGGCTTTGGGGATGCTGGTGGAGGCAACGCAAGCTCTGTTATTTCAATTGCCGGTTCTGGAGCGTTTGCGACTCTTACCGGCGCTCAAACCTTAAGCGGCGACAAGACTTTTACTGGAACGGTTGACCTAAGTGGGGCTACACTTAGCGGCAACACGACTTTTAGTAATAACTTGGTTGTTAGTGGTGACCTGACAGTTTCAGGCACGACGACAACAATTGATTCAACCACAGTTGATGTTGCCGATAAGAACATTACTCTTGGCAAGGTCAGCACGCCAACGGATTCAACTGCTGATGGCGGCGGCATCAGCCTAAAAGGCGCGACTGATAAGTTGTTCCGCTGGCTTGATGCAACGGACAGCTGGACATCAAGCGAACACCTTGATCTTGCCAGTGGAAAGGCTTATTACGTCAATGGTGCAAGCGTCCTAAACGCCACAACTCTTGGCAGTAGCGTCGTTGGGTCCAGTCTGACTTCTGTTGGTACGTTGACGACTGGCACATGGTCAGCATCAACTATTGCAGTTAATAAAGGTGGCACTGGCCAAACCAGCTATACCAATGGTCAGTTATTGATTGGCAATACCACTGGAAACACGTTGTCAAAAGCAACGTTGACGGCTGGTTCAAACATTACGATCACCAATAGCGAAGGTAGCATCACAATTGATGCGGCAGCTGGTGCTCCTACAGGTGGAAACGGAATTGCGGTAACCGGTTCTGAAGTCAGCGTTGATAATAAAGCCAATGGCGGACTGGTAATTGAGTCAGCCAAGCTTGCTGTTGATCTAAGTGCAAGTTCAATCACGGGAACACTTGCGGTTGGGGATGGAGGATCAGGCGCTACAACATTGACAGGCATCCTGAAAGGGAACGGTACAAGCGCCTTTACCGTTGCAACAGCTGGAACGGATTACCTTTCAAGTGCTTCAACTATTGATGGAGGTACTTTCTAGTGGCGAATGTAATCAAGCAAAAAAGAGGAACTTCCAATCCTGGGTCTTCAGATCTTGTAGTTGGCGAACTTGCAATCAACACAACTGATGGCGGTGTTTTTACCAAAACTGACGCTAATGCGGTTATTGAGGTTGGTGCAAATATTGTTTTAGACACTACGCCTCAACTAGGTGGCGACTTAGACATGAACTCTAAGTTTATTTCTAGCGGAATTTTTGGCATTAAGAACGAGGGCACTCAATCAGAAGTTCGTCTGTATTGCGAAGCAAGTAACGCACATTATGCTGCAATCAAAGCTCCACCCCATAGCGGTTTTAGCGGCAACATTACATTTACGATGCCTGCAACAGATGGCAGTGCGGATCAAGTTCTTAAGACTGATGGCAGCGGGAATCTTGGCTGGGTAAGCCAATCGGGCGGGGGCGCTTCCGGTCCAAGTCCTATTATCCTGTCAATGATTTTTTAAAGGAGAAAACAGATGTCAGCCCCCAATTTGGTCAGTCCTACCACGATCACGGCCAAAACCATTGGAGTTAATCCGGCAGACACTAACAATACGTCTGCTATTGCAAATGCTTCTTCAAGCGGCAAGGCGATAAAAGTCAATTCAATCTTTGTTGCCAATACGCATGGGAGCGCAACCAACGTTTTCTTTGATGTTTATGTCTACAAAGGAAATGCCACAGCCTTCTATGTTGCCAACAATATCTTGGTTCCAGGTGGAGCTACTCAAGTTGTTTCATCTAAAGAGTCTTATTTCTATCTAGAGGAAAACGATACTCTTTATGTTCAATCATCAGTAGCCTCAAGTCTTAACTTTGTCATTTCTTACGAGGAGATTTCGTAATGACTGGAACTAAAGGAAGAATTTCAGGCGCAAACCTGGGGCGCGTCGACGGAGCGTTCGATCACGGCGTGATTACAAGTGGGATGTACAGCCCTAGTGACAATCTTAAAATGGCAGCAAGGAAAAGCAATTATTATGTAAACAGTATTTCGGGCAGATATACAGAGTACTATGATCCAACTCGAAGCGGTAATTTTTACGACGCATTTTTTAGTCCAGACGGAACAAAGGCTGTTTTTCTTGTTGACGGATACGTGCAAGTTTGTTCACTTTCAGAACCTTATGGCCAACCGTCAAGCCCCTCCTCAGATTATAACTTAGACACACTGTACGGGAGCACTGGAATTTGGTACACAATAACTTTTAGCAACGATGGATTGTATCTCTTTAGTTCAAACAGTGATGACGACTACCCTCAAACTTTTAGCTTAGCAACTGCTTTTGACGCTTCCTCGATACACTGCATAGGTAAAGACGTTAGAATGTTGCCTTTTATCTCAAACGATACTGGATCCACCGAAACAGGCATGACAGGGCATGAGTTTGGGAACAGCGGTTTAAAGTTGTACACCGTTGGAACAAGTTTAGACCGAATTGCTCAATATACTCTTACAACGGCTTATGACGTAAGCACGGCAAGCTATGACGGTTATAAACTCATTAACTCTATAAACCCGCTTCCAAGCTCTGTTACCTGGAAGCCAGACGGCACAAAGTTTTTTATGACTGATTATTCTAATGATGAAGTCCATGAGATATCAGTCTCCACAAACTGGGACGTAACTTCAACAATTACTCTTGAGAACAGTTTTGACGTTTCTGGCCAAGAAACGAGTCCTCGTGATGTGCGATTTAAGCCAGACGGCACAATGATGTTTATTGTTGGAATAACGGGTGACTCAGTTGACGCATACACGCTATCAACAGCTTGGGACGTTTCCACTGCTAGTTTCCAAAAAACTAGATCTCTCTCAGCTCAAAACAGCTCACCACGTGGCCTTGACTTTAGCCCTGATGGGACAAGGATGGTTGTGGCTGGGCAAACAGATGATCAAATCCTTTCTTACACGTTAAGCACAGCATGGGACATTGCGACAGAAACTTACAACGGTGACTATCACACAAGTCCATATGGGGTGCCAAGTGCTTTCGTGCAAAACGGCAATGAATTTAACAGCAAAGGAATTTCTGTTTTTTCACCAGTCTCTGTCAGGTTTATAAACAATGGAAACGGGATTAGCGTCCTTGACAACCATGTCAGCAGCAGTAATTACTACGCTAAAGTAGTCAATTACACCCTTGGGCAGGCTTACAATCCGTTAAGCATTACTGACGGTCTTTTGCTTGACTATCGAACTCAGGAGACTAGCGACAGTGACATTGTCTACGACATTAAGTTTAACGCTGATGGGACGAAAGTTTACGTTGTAAACAACTATGAGCATAAGATTTACCAATGGACTTTGGTTACTCCCTTTACCGTTTCATCTAATAATTATGGGATGACATACGATGGTGCATCGGTAAGCTTTGGGGCATCTAACATGGGAGGAGAAACCGCTCTTAGAGCTATTGCTTTTAATCCAGAAATGGACAGGCTTTTTGTGTTGGGAGCCACAATGGATAAAATTTTTGAGTACGAACTTGGCACACCAGGAGATGTCACTGAAAACCTAAGCGTTTATAAAGCTGTATATTCCGTTAAGCAGCGAGTCGATTCAGAGAACGTTAATGCAGATGAAATGCTTTCCCCCGCATTCTTAGAGTGGACAAGCAGCGGCTTTATTGCTGGAGGAATTTATGCGGACAAAGCGTATAAGATAAACTTTGTTAATTGAGCATAGTCTTTATGCAACGCCCTGACCCTATGATCCCTGGCAAGCCTGGAGCGGAAGATGTTCCGGTCATGCGTAATAAACAGGCTTGGATTGAAGCTCTGTATAAATACGAGGGCCGCGATGATAAGGGCCATCCGATGCACGGTCTTTACACAGGACTAATGCAGAAGCACCGCCACACGACGAGCACCGATAGCTAAACCGTCCCATAGAAGGAAGCCACTTAGGGGCCAAGGCAAGTAAACTCTGAGTGGTTTTGCTTAGTTTCATGATCAAATCTTTTTCTTGCCTTGCTGGTGCTCTTGCGTTTGGAGCGTCTGCTGCTGTTGCTGGTCCTTATGCAAACGTTGAAGCCAATGCAGGCTGGGTCGGTAGCGACTATTCAGGCAATGTGACTGATCTGCATCTGGGTTATGAGCACAGTGAAGGCCCATATAGCGTCTACCTGCAAGGCGGACCTGCTTTCGTAAGCATTGATGGCCTTGATTCCGAGATGGAGTTTTCCGGCAAGATTGGCGGATCTGTTCAGGCTTCTCAGAAAGTTTCTGTTTATGCAGAGCTTGCCGGTATTACCGGCGATCTAGATAACAGCTACGGCGGCAAGCTTGGTGCGAAGTGGGCTTTCTGATCTAAAGTCTGAAGTGACTAAGTGTCGGGCTTAGTCAGATGATGGAGAGTTCCCCTAGTAGCCTCACACTGCTAGGGGTTTTTCATGCAAAAAGTTTTCAACGGACTCGCTGTTCTGTCGTTTGCAATGTCTGGGGCGTTAGCAGGCGGCAGCTATTACGCTTTCAGCAAGCTTCCAGAGCTGAAACAACAGGCAATAGACGAGGCTAAAGCTCTGGTCGGTGAGCTAGTTTCTGGAGCGGTGACAGATGCGATGCCTGGGCAAGTCAAAGAGATGATCCCTGCATTACCAACTGAAACCGGTCCTGCTTTGCCTTTTTAATGTCAGATCTGATCAACTCTCCGTCCCATTACAACCAAGGCCGCATTGAGACCATTGAGGTGATCGAGGATGCCGTTCAGGACGCTGACGACGTTGTGAGCGGTTATCTGCTGGGCCAGGCACTCAAGTATTTACTGAGGATGTGGCATAAGGGCAATGCGCTCCAGGATGCAGGCAAGGCCAGTTGGTATTTGGATCGGTTGATTGCCAGGCTGCAAGGGAATGCCTGAGATTCGCACTATTGGGATCAACGAGATTCGGAGTTGGAACGGACCAGCTCCTTTGTCGGTGCCAACCGCTCCACCAGTAACGGTGAATATTGGCGTTCCAATTGTGGACCTGCCTAGTTTCAATGCCTTGGACTACAGGTCGGAGGAGCTAGTTTTTGATCCAGTCGCTCCGTTGCCAGAAACTTCGACGCCTGAGACACCAAAGCCTCCAGCGCCAGC